ATAGTGCTGGCTAAGAATTTAGAATTTTTATCCGTCCTTAAGTATTCCGGAAGTAAGTTAACTGATTTTTTGTTATCCATCATATTAAGTTCCGCTTGTGGTTACAATGTTTGATGTTGATTTTAATTGTGATGCAGTAACTGCATCAATAATTTCAATGTCAGCTATTTCTGCGCCGCTTATAAAAATTTCATTTGATTGACATGCAACCTCATACAAGCTGCCAAAACTGCCTACGCTTTTTGGAGTAATAACAAAATTAGTTATGTCTGGTGATAGTTGATTCATTATATAGGTTGATAGTTCGCTGAAGTAAAATGATTGACCAAAATCCCAATTTTCTAATGCAAAAAATTCGTTAATGGCAGTTAATATTCTAGTTTTTAAATCGTTGTCAGTGGTAGTTCTTTCAGAATTTCGAACTGCTTTAAATTTTGCTTGTAAACTTGTAGTGGCATCGTTGCCAAACAACACTTTGTATTTTACAGAATGAAAAATAATCTCATCACTGATAGCTTTGATGGGCTCTAAATAACTTGCATAATTTTGTTCTAAACTATAGCTTGTCGGTTCAAGAGGTTCTGAAGAAGTATTACCCATCAACCAGCTTCGGACTGCATTATCATATGCCGTAGTTAAAACATATATATCTATAATATTTGATTTACTAGGATCAATTCTTCTTTTATTTCCGCTATTGTGAACATAGTGGAAGTTAATATTAGTTCGGCCTGGGCGAGCAAAATACTGATCGGTGTAAATCAATTGTTGACTAGTTGCTGACCAATACTTAACTACGTTAACTGATGGATTATAAAAATAAAACAAATCGCCATCGGCAACAGTATTAGTTGTTTTGTATACAAAAAAATCATTCTCAGTGTCAAGAGATGTGATCCCAGTAGTAACTGCATAACGAAGACCATCGCTTAATTTTTTAAAGTATATAAAGTTTGTTTTAAATCCAGCAGTTGGATTAACATAACTAGGATTAACAATTGTATTAAAAGAATCAGGATCTTCTATTTGACCAGTGTTATTATAATCATAGAAACTGACTTTAACTTTCTTAGGTTCAATATAGCCGTCAGCTTCAATTACAGGGCCATCAATTTGCCAAGAATAATCAGAAGTTAATTTTCCTGAGAAGTTATTTCCTAATAACCATACACCTGAAATTTTTCTAAATGCTTTATTAGTGGCAACATTAATGAAATAATCTCCGTTAGTACCCAATGTGCTAGTCGGGTTAGTTGTACCACTATACCATTGTCTTACCGAAGCAGGTTCTGGATTAACAGAAAGCACTGTAATTTTATCTTTAATTACTGTGTTTGTTGTGTAGTCGTAATTTATTGACGTGTTATCAATATAGAATGCAGTTTCTTGTTCACTCTCAAATATAAAATTTAAATTTCTATAGCGTACTTTATAATTTTTACCTGTCCAAATAAAAGCAATAATCCAACTTGAATCAAGTCCTGCATCTTCAACGTTACTTTGGCTGTTTAAGCTAAATGGATCTAATAGATTTAAATTTGAATTTAAAATTAAGTCCCAATTTCTAGAACTTTCGGAAATAGTTAATCCAAAATTTCGTTGACTCATACACAGATTAGCAATTTCGTTTTCAATTGAATAAGGTAGTATGTGAATATACTTAGGCAATACTTCAACTGGAACTGCGCCGGCTGGAACACGACTTGCAAAAATAATAGGACCAGTACCATCATATAATGTACCTGCGCCGCTGTTGCCACCGTCACCAATTACTTGATATACCATTGACCAAATGTAGTCGCGGCCACCGGCCGGAATTACCCCAGTAGAAGGTATTGAAACTAAATTATTATCTTTATCAAAATATTTTCCAGTTGTTGGATTAAATTTAACAAGTGCGCCAGGGCTAACATATCGTAGATAGTATTCAGAATAATCGCCTACTGCGGCAACACCTGCCGATCCTGAGAAATACCCTCGGCTTTGTCCAGGAGTTTTATTAACTTCATTCCATGATAATTGCATAGAAGTTAAATCAAAATTTGTATATTTTTCTATATAGAAAGATCGAACACCTGCAGATAATACAACAGGAGCAAGTTTATTCTTTATAACAGCCAGCACTTGATTTCTGCTAGTAAATTCAAATTCAAAATATTCTTCTACTTCTTCTTGGTATAACATACCGTCGCTGGCAAAAATATTAGTTTTGCTATAACCACCAGTTACATCAGAGATATCAAAATATTTGCTTAGACCACTGCTAACACGATTAATACTTTTTATCTTTAAAATATCAGGACCGGCACTTAGGGGAGCAATGTTGTAATCCTCACCTGTGATCATTCTATTTTGTAGATAATAATTCTGCGGTGCTTTAGTTTGTATGCTGGCGTTAGTTTCGGGGCCAGCACTGTTACTAACAGTATACTGAAGTCCTAATGTTAATTGTAAAGTATGAGATTGATTAGATGTATTGGTATAAGGCAGTTGAATAACGATACCACTCATTTGCTCAGGTTTAATTACATACGTCTTACCGTTACTTTGTCTGTAAAATAATCTAAAATCGCCCTTAGGCAAATCACCAAAGACTCCGTCTGCAAAGTTTAAATCAACTTGATCATTTTCACGAGGACTTACAGCATAGATAGTTCTTAGATCTTTGTTTAGACTGTTATAGATAACATTATTATTACTGTTAACAGTAGGAACATCTGTCCACAATGTAGAAAAATTACCGTTCTTGTCTAACTGCCATAACCATACATCAGTGTCGTTAATGTCAGGAGTGTTAATACCTATGATTTCATTAGGTACAGGATTATCTAACGTAAATTTAACCATGCTAACAGAACCCTGTTTGAACATTGTAAAGAATCCTGTTTCAGCACTAGCCGATCCCTGATTATCGTTTTTATAGATAAAACTAAATCCGTTACCCGGTTTTGGCGGAGCTTCATGCACTGTTAAATTATTAAATGTACAAGGAGCTACTTCAAATCCCATAGACACACCATCAATATTTTTATTGTATCCAAACAATGGAACATCTAATGTAGTGCTATTAAAGATATATTGTTCTGTTAATATACCATCTATTGTTTGTCTGTCAGCAGGATTTCCAAAATTAGAACTCATTGTAGAGTTTATAATATTAATAAATTGTTGATACCAGTTTGGATTTGTAGCATCATTCCAACCAATAGTGGTATTAGCTAAATTATTTCCGTTTGAATCAATAACACTGTCAGTGGTGCTGATTGCTGTAATTTTTAAAAAGCCGCTAGCAGGAGTATTACGCTTAGGACGATAGCTAATTAACTGTGCCAATCGCAAGATACTATCGCGGCGCTGTGCTGTTTCTAAGAAATTTTCACGAGCATTTAAATCAATACGAAACGATAAGTTTTGACCCAAATAAGCAATAAGATCAATAAGGGCAATGTATTCGCTAGAATCAATAAAGTCGTTGAAATCTTCAGGGTAATTTTCCTGAAGATAAGAAATCATTGTACGTCTTAGTGTTTCAAAGTCGTAACTTTTAAAGTCGGCATTACGAAAAGATTGGTAAACTTTTTTCCAATCTTCGCCAACTAGTAGTTGAGAGTTAGTTGAAGGAATCATATTTTTGTTTTGATACCATATTTATTGACAAAATTAACTGCATACATTATTGTAGTATTAGACCAATATGTTGATCGAATTGCAATCGTAGGGCCGCAGTTTCGTTTGAGTGCTTCATGCTTAGAGCAACATCTATAAGATATCCTTGTTCGTATTCGTTGATTGCAATCCTTGTAGGATACACTCGGGGATCGCTTTTACAAATATCTTCAATGTCTTTAGTTAATATGCTTTTAATTTGTGGAGTTAATGGCTCCATTAAAATATCCCAAATAATAGTACCAAAGGTGGGATTCATAACCCGTTGGCCTTTTCTAGTATTAAAATGATTTAAGATGTTCTGTTTGATAAGATCAAAATCATAGAGTTTAGATCCCCTGTTATCTGTATTAACTGTACTGAATCCTTTATAATAATGCGTCAGGCGATCCGTGTGTTGACTATTATAATTTGGGACATCTATTTCTAAGTTTTTGTATGGCATAGTGTATTTATTAACCTCCAGAACCAGTCTTTACAGGATTTCCGCTACCGTCACTGACAATGCCGCCGTTGCCAGAACTAACTATATTTCCTTTTAATTGTCCTAAGAAACACTCATAATAGCCTTGCTTCTTGGCATGAATATCCGGAGTACAGAATCCCACAGCTTTATATCCTTCTTCAAAATAATCAGGTCCTGGATTTGCATTCATTGATTTTAATCTAGGGTGTGTTAAGAAATAAACAACTACAATCTGTCCTGCTAGAGCCGGATCGTTAACATATCGGGATTATC